GAGTAGTCCTCTCGTGATACCTTATAGTTACTAAATACAATCTTAGAGTTGAATACCTGCAATGACTCCGGTGCATCTTCACAATATTTAACGAAGTTGCGCATAAGCCCCGAGCCAGCATTCTGCATGAACTTAAGAGATACTTTTTCATACCCCTGGGCTTTAAGCTCAGCGTATTTCTTTCTAATCTCATGATCGACAACACGAACAACATCGTTCTTTTCCATCGACCATTTCTCACCGTCCCACATTGCGTAGAACGCTCCACCTTTTACAACAATATCTTGTACGTCGCCACCTTGATTGTCTAGATAAGTAAAGTCTGCAGAAACGACAGCATCGGCTTTCCGATTAGGCCCCGTTAATTCTTCAACAGTAATATTAAAGAAATCGGGCTTTCTATCTGTCATAAATATGCTCCTTTAAAATCCTATAACGACAACCTTACTCATATCAATAATTTTTTCATTACATGGTCTACCTAGAAATGGTGATTCGCCGATAGGGTCTGAGGTATTACTTTTAATAATAAAGATCGCATTGTTCATAAACGCATCTTTAAATGATTTGAGGTTATCCGCTGGGATAAAGTCAGAACTAAAGTTAATACCATCAAACGAGTACTTCACTAATATTCTTTCGTTTCCCATATCACTCATCCTCATCTCCAAATTGTGCCATGTACTCTTCTTCAAAGCTACTTGCACGACCGATAAATTCATTATATTCAGTATATAGTCGAATATCATGACCGGTATCTTCTGGAGAGAGCTTATCTACAACACGACCAAACATACTTAGTTTCTTCATACCGTTACCGATTTCACGAACATTACGGTGTTCGAGGATCTTGTTTATAATAAGAAGACGTTGTTCGATTGTCTCTGCATCGAGTAGACCTGACTCATAAAGCATATATGCAACCATTGGTAGCAATGCTCCATCTTCAGTGTCTTCTACAAATTTAGTGGCATACTCATACAAGATTTCACCGAATGTTACAGGGAATTGTAGAGATGAGTAATATGTGTCTGGACCAAAGAAGTCAATACGGCGTTCGTATACATCTTCCCATACGTTGTTGTCAAACGCATTGTAAGGTTGTACGATCTTCGTGTCGTTAACTTCTAGCAGCTCAGAGAACACATCAATAATAGATACAATATTTGTTTTACTTAGTAAGAGACCCATACCATAGCGTTCAGATACGGCTTGTGCAACAGGCGTGTCATCATACAGTTCGCTGATCATAACTGCCTTGTATTGGTTCCATGCTTCTACGCTATTTGGGTCAGTATCATGGCGCATACTTTGGCCCTCGTTTCCTTTTAAGTCTTTTGCTGATTCAATTACGAAATATGGGATGTTAGCTTCCCCTGAGTTGAAGTATTCATTTTCTTTCCAAACATTGTGATGTTCAACTTCTTCGGCTGTTTGTTGAGAGCCGGTATGATAATCTTCTTCGTCAGTTGGAGCAAGCTCGTCTTCGGGGATAATAGATGAAACACGTTTTCTTTCATGACGCATTTCTTCCAATTCTTTATTAACTTCAGCATAGGGTGCATTTGGATCTTCTTCAGGAGTACCGAACACAAGTGCATCAATATGCTCTTCAGCTAATGCGAGTTGCTCATCCCGTAATTTGATAGTGGCACGTAACTCTTCTTTTTCGGCCTCAGCTTGTTCTTGGATTTCAGAAACCTGGCGTTTCATTTCCTTAACAAACCGGTAGCTGAAATACACCAGCCCAGCCGTAATTGTAGTTACGATCCCCGCTTTTAATAAGGTTTCTTTATTCATTATTTTGTTCCTTTTTTAAAATATGATTAATGCAGTTTTTAATAAGCTCAAGTTCATCATATGATAACGTAATATCCATACCTGTATTATCTTTGTCGTTAAAAACTTCTAAAAAGAATTCGCCTTCATTATTATAAGATAGGCTAATTCCTTGGTTTGTATCGTCTTGTCTGAATTGGATTTCCATTTTATACTCCTTATGAATATAGTGGAAGACCGGTATGGTACCGGCCTGGTCCTTTACTCTCTATATTCGTATAACTTAAGCTTCTTCTGCTTTTTCAGAAGTCATAGGCGTCACAACAACCTTTTCGTATAACTTATTCCAAGTATCTTCGACAGCGGCTGTGATAGTTTCCAGATCGTTTTCCTCTGTAACTTTAGGAGTATAATTTGATCGTACGGTACCGTCTTCACTAAACGATACCCAGCGAGTATCCATGTACTCAGGGTGAATCATGTTGATTGCATTAGACACAATCGTTTCACGTTCAACGCCCAAGTCGATTTCACGGTTGATGAGCTCTTGTTCAAGGAAATCACTGTAGTCTTTGCTGTCGTCGATTGCAGCATGCAATAGCTCTTCTGATTCAGCAGCAATGTTACTACGCTTAACCCAAGCAGAGCGGTAACCATAGCAGTATCCGCCAATAACAGCAGTTGCTAGCAATCCAATACCAATATACAACTTAGCATTAGATTTCTTCTTTTCTGAGCGACGTGGAGTTGGTTCTACAAATTCTTCGTCAGCTACGATTTGTTGATCGTTTTCAGTTGCATCAAATAAGTCAAGTTGTTCTGCTTGAGGCTCTTCCTCGGCATATTCGCCTTCCTTATTCTTGTAGTCCTTGAAATTCTTGTAAAGGGCGTATGCAACATACCCAAAGTTTACAAGAGCAAAAGCAGTTAAGCCAGATTTGATAATATCTCGTTTTTCCATTTCGTTTATTCTCCTACATTTAAATTAGATAAGATAGTCTGAAATATCGCTACCGTAGTCAACACCAGTGGTAATATCTTTAATTGGTGAGAATTCAATAACAGGTACTGGATATGGGTATCCGTTTTCGTCTTTGACCATTACAACATGTACGTCAAAGTCAAAGAAGTCATTGTCAGTCCAACCAAGTTCAGAACCAGCACGACGTTGATGTTTTTCCAATGGGATTTTAAGAACATCATAGGCAGTTGTTAGGTTAAGGAAACCTTGGCGACGACGTTTTTCGTCAAGTGCATTGAACATAGTTGTGATGAACATTTGGTTGTAGTTAAGGTCGTCTTTAACAAATTCTTGTGATTTATTAAAGTAAGCGTACTCCATCCATTGGACGTCATTAGGGTTGATGACCGATACAGTCTTAGGTTTCTTCTTACCTTCTTCTTCAGGACCTGCTAGGACTTCTTCACGTTCACCGATAAATTGAGCATTCGGATCATCAGGATATTGCTCACGGATTTGACGACGAAGCTTGTGGTTAGCTTGAGTAGCAGATGCCAATGCAGAAGCGAGAAGTGCATTACGTCCAGTAAGAACATGATATGAGCGTAGGACAGCAGCGGTTGATAGAGTGGCCATTGTAACTGTAGGTGCTAAAGCTTTAGAGACACGTACAATCGTATCTCCAACAGGTACAGGCATATCGTTTTCACGCATAGCTTCAATATCTTCAACAATAGTTGTGATCTTAGCTTTAGCTCGATACGCAAGAACGGCAGTCGCTACAAAACCAGCAATACCCCCTACAGTCATGATAAGAGGCTCTTTTTTCTTATAGTTGTGCGCGAATACAGCAAGGTTTTCTTTAAATAAATCATAACTCCATTTAGACATGTCAATGTTCTCCTTTAATTAAATAAGATAGTAAGCGCCCATGCGATAATCACTAAAATAATGATTGGGATTAGGAAATACGCTACAATATATGATAGCAAACACAATAAGCAAAGAAATATAAGTAATAGAATAATAAAAATTAAACTACACATATCTACTCCTTAGTAGAAGCCTTTTCTGTTGCTTCAAGAGCTTTATCTAATGCTTTCTTACCGTTTTCAACCATAAATGGTACGACACCGAAAGCGACAATTTTAATAGTGTTCAAGATTACTTTTTTATTCATTTTATTTGCTCCTTTAAATTACTTCAACTGGCGGTAACGCTAATACATAGCGTCCACGAACAGGTACGATACGAACATTGCCTAGCATACGCCATCCATAAGCATTGTCTGTATAACTTGTGCTGGGTTGACCAGCATAGTCATAGTAGTCTGCTAGTCGAGCATAACCAAATGTAGCGATATCATTGTTAAGGTTTTCCAATACTGTCTCAGCGTCTTGCCAAGTAAACAACTGAATTTCTTTAATTCGAGTTGGTACATTGATAGACTGTTGCTGAGGCGTGTTGTTGTGATATGCGCTAGAGTAGTTGGTATATGTCTGGTTGCCAACACGGCTGTTATATCGAGCAGGATTTGACCATCCTCCATTATATCGTGAACGGTCCTCGCCATAAGCAGCCATGTTTACACCAGTATTAATCGTGTTAACAAGGGTATCTTTGATAGCGGGCATGATAACTTCTTTACCCAAATATGACCCAATAGCTCGAATACCATTAGGTCCTAAGATACCGCGAACCAATCGTGTAAATAAGCCAGGTTTAGCTTCTTCTACAGTAGATGCTTTAACAACGGCCTTTTTAGGAACTCGTTCCTTATCCGTTGCTTCCACTGTAACCTTTTCTTCCACCTCTACCTTTGCGACGTTAGTAGATCGGATTTCGTTGTAATCCGTTTGTGTCATATGAATTCTCCTTTTCAAAAAAAAAATAATGAAAGTATTCTCTTATATACTGCCGGAATCAAACCGACGCCTCGTTATTAAAGTGTGCTCTCAACGTACACCAAGTAATATAAGATATTCCTTTCTATATAGTGCATAGTAAAATTTTTAAAGTTGGTAACCAGATAGGGTTATGCGAAGCTTTCCTTCTTCCATATCTGATGGATCTGTGAACTGGTCCTTAACTTTAAACGGCATACCTTCAATCGAGGCATGGTGAACAGTGGATCCTAAGTTAAGTAATAGGTCTGTAGCACGAGAACTGTCCAAAGGTTCAATTCGAACAATAACATCTACTCGGTCAGAGTATCGGCGAGGTAGGCGCTCTAGTGTATACGGGTACTTATCTAAATACGTTTTCTTCATTTTAATTCTCCAAAAAAAAAGAAAGCTGGGTAAAATTACCCAACTATTCTTCTTCAGAAACTTGTTCTTCTTTAATTTCGACTTCTGTATGTTCTGTAGGTTGTTCAATAGGATCATTATTGATAACATCAACATCGAATTCTGCAGGCATACCCGCATCATATACTTTCTTGCCTAAAAGGATTACTCCTAGACCAGCAGCGACAGAACCTACAACAGTCCATGGATGTTTCTTAACCCAATTCCAGGTTGATTTAACCCGACCTTGTTTAACAACTTTCATAGGTTGTGCTTCTTCTGTTGCTGCTAAATCTGTAGTAACGTTTTCGGCTTCAGTATCGACAGTGTTTGCTACTGCTCCTTCGATAACTTCTGCATCTTTAACAATTTTTGAAACTTTATTAGACATAGTGATGTCCTCCTTTAAATTTTATTTTTCGTTTCTAATAAGTGGCTTGTAAAAATTTTATTTAAAATTAAATATGAAGATCCAACTTCGAAATTGTTTACTGTAGTGATATTTTGGACGAACAAGCTTGTTCGCAATACGAGGATCTTTTAAATATAAGTTAAATAAATACTCCCCGATATCGAACATAACATCCAAGTCATCTTCGATATGATCGGCAGTGCTAATAGGGGAAATATGTAATCTTATACCATATTGCGATCTTGTATGACGCGTTATCTTTGTTCTATATAGTCCATTGACAAGGATCTCGTTGTTTGGAAATAATAAGATTTCATTACCCATTAGTGTCTTCCTTTCTCAACATAAAGAATATCGCCTTTGATCATTGGGCCAAAAGCTTTACCGCTACCCTCAAGTCCGGTAACTCGAACATAGAGAATATCACCAATAAGAATGTTTGGTAAGTTATGTGCTTCATACATATTGAATTGTCCATAGACTTCTCCAGGAGAGCCTTTGACTTTGACTTTACCTAAGAAACCGTATTTCATGGTATCTTTATCATAGCTCTCCAGCGTGCTTTCTACAATCTCTAAGCGAGCTACCTTACCTTTCCAATCGGCATCAGTGTCTAGTTGATGGACATCTGCCATAGTTACAATATCTGCTTTTGGGGGACGGGGTGAATAATGGTATACACAATATCCGATACCGAAAAATACTAAAATAGCAATAACTGTGATTATAGTTGGTCGTTTTTTCATGTTATTTCTCCTTATAACAACTCGTTAACAATCTTCTCAGCATTAGCAATACATTCTTCAATATAATACTTAAAGTCACTAGCTAACCCATAAAAAGATTTACTGCAATACCGTTCTCCATGTTCTTCAGTACACCATTCGGCCCATTCATCAGCATTATTAAAGGTTATATCCGTGTAACATGTTAGAATTACGGCATCGGCAACAAAATGACGAATAAACTCTTCATCTGTCATATTTTTATAACGTTCTTCACGTTGTTCTTTTCTTTCTTGAGGCGTCATCTATATCCCTTCATTCCATGTAAAATACGAATAATGTTATAATAAGATTCCTTAAAATGATCCCAGCGATAGCTTATAATATCGGATAAGGTTTCTAAATATCCTTCTGGATAGTCGCTTTTTATAAGATCGATACAATTCTCAAAATCGACGTCAGTTGGTGAAAGATCATACTCAATAATCTTACTACGCATCCGGGCAATAATCTTATTAATCGTCTCCTGGGAAGTTGATGTGACAACTCGGATTTTAAAATACCCAAAATAGATTTGACGCAGATCATCTTTGTGATAGCGTACGATATCGGCTGTCATAACCGTGTTGATTTGGCACATGGTTGTCATGAAGATTATTAGAAACATCTCAAAGTCAATTTCGGTTGGTTCAAGATGGTTATCCGACATTATTCCATAAATATAGTTAAAGAATAGCTGTCGAAAAGATCTATCAAAATATGGTTCATAATAAATATACTCAGTATGAGTTTCCATAACGGCTCCTTAAAAAAAAAGAGAGAGAGTGGTATACACTCTCCTAAAGTTAATAAACTTTCTTAATAAACGACTTGGCACTAGAAGTGAAGATACCATCTTCAGCTTCATAATCCCTGATGATAAGAATGCCTAGGATACTTGCTGCAGCACCCCCAATAGTCGTGATCAGAGCTGCTTTGACTGCAGGTTCTAATTTCTTATCCTTAACTTTCAACTCACGATCTTTAATATCCATGAGTGATTTAGTAAGGATATCAATTTCCCCTAAAGTCTCGTCATACTCATCACTACCAATTTCGGCGGCGGCAAGTCTAGTATTCAACTCATCAAGTTTAGAATTGATGGTTTCTTCGATCTTCTTGCTAGAAGATTTATTAAACATTTTATTGAACATTTTCATAATGTTTACCTCTCTTTCTATATAGTGAAGTGTATTTATTTGCCAAGGTCTAATATCAAATAATATGAGCCAAAGAAAGACCCTCCGATATTCTCTATTTCAGCATCATAATCAAAATCATCATGTAATATATGAAGTAGTTGTCGGTCAAGATTTTCGTATAAATTACCGGATATTCCATCTTCTTCATATACAGAATGTATCAACCGCATCGACAGTTGCAAAGTACCACTTTCGGATAGAATTTGTACTTTATCAATAGAGCTCTGGATTTTATTTAGAACTTCTGTAAAATCATACGACTCTAAGATCTCTTTATTTCGATTATCGATAGCTTTGATGTTTTCGCTTTTTGATAGTAATTTGCATGTCTTAGTTGTGTAATATTTCTTCATGTTCTTACTCCTTATTCTTATCATCAGGTAATTTAATGGTTAAACAATTCTCATAAATATTGGTTACTTGTTTATATTTTAAAGAGCTATATTCCGCTTTATATCCAAAACGTTGTTCCAATAAATTAACAAGAACTGGCATTAATAAATGTCCGTATTTTAAAAAAGAGACTCCTGCTTCTTTGAATTTCTCATTAAAATATGCGTCATAAAGACGTATTTCTAACTTGCTAGAAGGAGTCTCTTCAATATGTTTACAAATCAATGATTGGATATCGTTTAGGATACTGGTGAAATCCATATTCGGTTTTTGATCATCCAACTTCTTTTGAACATCTTTTGCCGACATTAACATACATGTTTCAGGGTTAAATAGGTCTGTCATTATAATTCTCCTTTATAAAAAAAATAAAAGCCTGGGAATTAATCCAGACTAATATTCATTCTTGAGCTTGGTAAGTACCATTCTGGTGACTTCCAATCTACGATTTTGTTGATCCGCATCCTTATCTAGATATCCGTTCTTAATCAACTTATCAATATAAGCTTTCTCAAGTACGGCATATCCAGCAAGTGAGTGGAATCCAATAAAACGTAAAATTCGTCGTAACATAATGTTTACCTCTCTTTCTATATAGTGAGATGTAATTATTTTTTATGTAGTTGGATTACTACACTATAACCAATAATGGTGCCGTCTAATAAGCTGTCGTATTTGAATCTTGCAGAATATCCAAAGTCGTTAATTAACGTTGGGATAAGTACATCTTTAGAAGCGGCTTCAAAGTACTTGTAAGGGACTCCTTGCTCTTCATAGATCTTATTCAAATATGTCGATGACAGGCAAACGGTCAATGGTTCGGTAAGGGTCTCCACACTATACGGTTTAAAGGTATTTATCATGTTTTGGACCTTATTTAGGATACGCGTCACATCAACACTAAGGTATCTTCTTTTATCTGAGTCACGTCGAATTTGTTCCCAGTTTTCTTCCATTGTCTTCAAGTAGCAATTTCCTTTATCGTACATAGCATATCCCCTATTTGTTTTTAGTTTCATTTACCTTTTTAATGAGATCATACTTTTCCTTAACGTCCTTATACTGTTGATAGTAGTAGGTCGCGGCTTTATCTCTGATCTCCCAACGGCTCTTATACATGTCCTTTTCCTGTTGTAAAGGTTGATATTTCATATAGGCCATGGTATAACCAAACCAAATAGAAATGCCTACAAGCGCGGAAACTAGACATGAAATAATAAACCCAAAAATAAACTTAACAGCATTCTCTCGTTTCATCTTATACTCCTTTTGAAAAAAAAAAAGAAAGCTGAGTAATTTACCCAGCGTCCTTCTAGAATCGAACTACGATTACATATTCACCACTATTTTTGTCGAATCTTAATTGTGGATTATAATGCAAATCATCAACAATAGCCGCCAAAACAACATCAATATTGTTTGTGATAACTGATCTATTAACTCCATAAATTTTCTTAAAATCATCTAAAAATAGATTAATTCCATCTGAATCTTTATTAGAAATAAATCGATTAGTTATACAATCATTCAATTCATTAATGTTTTCCGCAACTAGCTTCTTCATGCTGATACGATCTTCAATTAAGATAGTTTTGATATTGGTCATAATATATACCTCTTTTCTTTATTCTATATAGTAGAGTGTAAATATTTTAGAATAACCAATCTAATAAGAATATAGCTAATAAGGTTTCCCAGAACCCCATATCACGTTCTTCTTTATTTTTACGCATGACATATACCTCCTTAAATAAAAAAAAAGGAACTTGGTAGTTCCCTTTGGGTTAATCGGCCTTTCCGAATAACTTCAAAAGAAATTTACCAGTTCCTTCTATGATAGATACAATTCCTCTATTTAAAACAAATAGAAACACCAATGTGATAATAATAATTGCCATTTCATTTTTCCTCCAATATATAATTTATCTATTCTATATAGTGGTATGTAAAAATTTGAAAAAAAAAGAAGGAGGGTAATCCTCCATCTGATTAAGCGATTTTTACTTTGTTCATCATAAGCAAGGTTGCCTCTTGTTGTTGCTCTACTGGCAACTCAGAAAACAAGCGTGCTCCGATGGCCTGTAAATTAGCTTTATCTTCAGGTGTCATCCCTAGTTCTTTTTCAGCTTTCAAGCCATAATAAGTGATCATATGTCCAAATAACAAATTTGGATTCTTGATAAATTTACCCATCCAAGCATATTGCTTTTCTACCAAATATCGTGCCTTTCGTGTCATACGAGAACCAAAGT